ATCAATATTCCGCTATCTATCTCTGCGGTGGATTTTCCCGAAGGAGCAGATATAGAGAGTTTGTTTCCGGTAAATGAAAAATACATCTAAAAAAAAGCAATTTCCGCACCGGAAGGCATCGGGGTTCGAGCCCCCGAGCGGAGCAAAGTAAACGGATGAAATCCGACAATATTATGACCGACACAGACTTCATTAAGCAAATAAAAAAGGCTTTTGTCTCTCCTAATTTCAATGAGCAAGGAGAGGTGTTGGAACCCTCTATAATGAATGCTTTGGAGCTGATAGACAGGTTTAAAAAAAGTGTAATAAAAGAATACTTAACCAACAAAAATAAATTTAAAGATGAAAGCAGAGATAATGATACAGCGGTTGAGGGATAAATTCGGTACAGAAGCTTTGCGCTCTGCCGTGCAACTACATACCGACTACGACAAATGGCAGATAGAAGACTTAACGATAGAAGAACTGCAAGGGCTTTATCGTCGATTTTTCCCTCAAAAAACAGTTACCGATGTGGCAGTGGAGCTGGCAAACGAAAAACGATTAAAAGAGCTTAGAAGCACTGTGCTGAAAGATGCCTCCTATATCGGTTTGCTTGAGCCCGATAATTGGGACAGGTTTAACAGTTGGATGCTGGATTTAAGCCCGCTTAAAAAGCCTTTGAAATATTATAAGATAGAGGAATTTCAGCCACTGATAAGGCAATTCAAAAGCCTAAGAAATAAATATGAAAAACAGGCAAAAATAACAGGTACTAAGGAATGGTATCATAAACATAAACTACCCATCCCCCTAAACAACTAAAAAAAAACTTCTCTGCATAATCTATGGCATATAACAAAAAGAACTATTACAAAAGAATTATGGAAATCCAAGAAATCACAAATATCCAAAGACACCAGTACGGATTGTCTTACAAGGAGATTTATTGGGCGTACATAGAGCCTAAATATTTTATATCCAAGAAAACTTACCATACCTATCTGGGTATTCCTGCAAAAAGAGAATTGAAAAAAATTATAGAAAATGAAAATAACTATTAAAGTAACGCCTGAAGCAATGTTTTTACTGCATAAAATAATCCTTGCGGAGTGCCAAAAAGTGGCATACCAAAGACAAATGAAAGTAAAATTATCTATCATGCAAGAGCTTTTCCAAAGCTTATCAAACAGGTGCATTGCTTATACGAGCAATCCCAACGGCAAAGAAAGGGTATTAACGCTAAAATACTATCAAGCAGACTGCCTATTTGATATTCTATGCAGCCGCCTTAATGGAAGACTTTACGGCTCTTATGAGCTTAATACTATGGAACTTATTAAAAACGAACTTCATCAAAAATTAATGTAATATGATAAAACTAAACGGCTACTGGTACAGCTACGAGGAAGTAGAAGATGCACTAAGAAAAAAGGGGTATACTATTTGCGTAGAAGAATGGGAACCCGATAAAAGAGGCTATGTAAAAATGGAAACACACGCCCTTAAAGAAGGAGAAAGCCCCAGTCCACTAAATAGGCTTTCTGATGTCGCGATAAAAGAATTTCATAAAAAACCGCCTTTGGTATAAAAACTAAAACACTATGAACGAACAAATAAAAGAAAAAATAAGTAAGGTATTAGCTCTTGTAAACAAGGGTGTAGATGGCGAAAAAGATGCTGCAGAAAGGGCTCTAAAACGATTATTAAAAAAGTATAATATTGTTGATAAAGATTTAGAGAATATCAATTTAAAAGAATATACTTTTAAGTATTCCAAAGTAATAGATATTTGGCTGTTACAACAGATACTGGAGTATTTCCTTACGGATAAAAAAATCCCTGTTTATAAAGACACCTATGGTGTAAAAGAGCTTCGTATTAAGTTAGAATATTTAGACTGGATAACCATAGAGACTGCCTATGGTTATTTCAAGCCACATATGAATAGAGAATGGAGTAAATTCAGCGAAAACAAGCTAAATAGGTATCGTAAACAATCTAACAAGAACAAGCGCAGAGAAGAATTATACAAGATATTCTTCAGTGCTTATATTCTAAAAAGCAAAATATATCGCGAAAGTCAAATTGTAAAAAGAAAATCTACTCCATCTGAACTTAGAGAACTGAGGGATATTGATAAAATAGAGGGAGGAAACTTCAAACGACAGGTAACCAGAGGGCTTTATTTAGAAGAATAAAAATAATGAAAAACCGCTTGTATATTCGAGCGGTTTTTTTATTTTTGGAAAGTTTAATTTAAATAAGAAAACATGGATAAGATAAAGGAATTAAAAGGACAAAATGGGAAACTAATTATTTACTCTGATGGTGTAGCTATATCAAGAAATACTGTTGGTGGATTTTTAGCACAAGGTGGGGCATCTGGAGAACGGAAATAATTTTATAAGGGAATTGATGCTATAGAATACAAAAAGCCAAGTATATGGTCTAATGGCTATATTAAAATATTAACAGCCGGGAGTGTTGATACTAACGCAAGAGTAGGAATTTTCGGGTCCTCTGCAAAAAGTGCAAGAGACCAAAATACATTGATATTAAGAGCTTGGAGTAAAAGTTTTGCAAATGAAACAGAAGAGGTATATAATACCATTATGCAAAAAATATCAGAAGCAAAACAAGACAAGGTTGCTTTGCCACAATCATACAGTAAAATGGATGAATTGAAAAAATTAGGTGAATTGAAAGAAACAGGCGTTTTAACAGAAGAAGAATTTCAAAAAGAAAAAGAGCGTATACTTAAAGATTCGTAACAAAAATGAAATTCTTTTACCTCCCTATATTATTGACATTATGCCTTGCTACCACCGCCTTTTCACAAAAGTGGGGCAGGGTATTTCCTCGTACGCCTAAAACACCGATGGAGCAAGTAAATAGAAATGGCAAAATCGTTGTTAGGAATACGATGTACGGGCTGGTGTTTCAAGATAACGAAATACCGCAGGCGTACAAAAAAGCCGTTCAAATGTTCTTCAAAAAACGCTTAAACGGCTATGCGGATATTAAAACCTATACCCTGAAAATAGAGAACTATCAAGGTTATATTTGGGTAGAGGGCTATAAAATCACAAAAGCCCCTTAAACAATCCTGTTTTTGTTCTAATATCGTCAATACTTCCCGGCAAGGTTTCCTTTTGTCGGGTTTTTTCTTTGCCATAGTAGGCACATTGGTAGCTGAATTGATAGATGTCGGTTACCGTAGGGTCTAAGTCCATTCCTTCGCTGAGCAGCAAGAGACGCCCTGTTTCGGGAGTTTCTATTTCTTTCAATATGCCGTCTGTGATGTTTGCCATTTCAAAAAATGCCAGCGCCTCGTCTCGGTTCAGTCCTATGCTGGAAGTGTTCCGCAATTGCTCGTATAGTAGTTTTACCTCTACGCTGAGCGTTGCCGGTTCTGCCGCATAGTCTGCCCTCATAGAGATGTACAATGCCGGAAGCGTGAGTATATCGAAATACTCGGGATTGGTATCTTGTCCGTTGTATAGGTCTATGATGCGCAGGGGCATAAGTCCGGCATCTGTATAGCGGTTCTTTTTTTGCTCAAAGTCTGCTAAGAGCTGTTTATAAAACTGTTTCATACTAAGTCGTTAAAGGTTTTTCAAGGCGTTATTTGCCAATAGGTTCATTTTCTTTTCGATTTTGTTCAGCAGGGCTTTGGACTCTCCTATGAAAGGGCGTGCGGGTATGCGTACATTCATCCGTCTGCTGTGGGATTTTACGGCGATAGCTCCGGTTCCTCTGTTTTGCCTTGCCGAGCGTTTCCGGCTGTGGGCTTTTACCTGTACAGTTTCTTTCACTATGCCTCCCTCATTGTGAATACGGGCATAAGGGACATCGGTTCCGATGGTTACGGTAGTGGCAGTTCTGCCCACCTCTCGAATGGAGCGCTTGAGCCGTCCGGATTGCACCATCAGCGTACCGGAGGCTTTCAGCTTTCGGGGCTTCCAAGGCTCGGGCATCGTGTTTACCCAGTTTTTTTGGATAAAACGCTGCTTAGAAAACCGAACGGCACGATAGCTGGCTTCATTCAATAGTTTTTTATGCAGGGTATCGCCCAGCTGTTTTTCTAATTTTTGCCAAAAGGCTTTGTTTACTTCTGTCATATAATTTGCCGTTTAGTGTTAGGACATTTCTGCATTTCTGATAATACGCATCATCATTTCGTTAAACATAGTTTCGTACTCTTTCATAGAGATACTTCCGTTTCCGCCGTTACCGATAATGTTATTTCCTTTGTGTAAGGCTTCAATTTTGATATTGATATTTTTGGCTTGGGTAGATGCTCCGGTTACTTTTTGCACGGCATTGCCTACGCTGTTGCCTTTCTTTTTGGCATTGCCTCCATCAGCAACACCTCCGCCTTGTTTTGTATTTCCGTAGAGAGAGGCACCGGTGTTTTGGGTGCCGGTGCTGTTGCCGGTTTTTTCTTCTTTTTTGTCCTCTTTCCATTTTAAGCTGTGCAGAGCACCGTCTAAGTTTCTGGCTGCCTCTAATTTATAGTGGGTAGATAGCTCTTGGGCTTTGTTCAGTTGTTTGGCTCTTTCGTTGCTTTCTTTCTCTATTTTTGCCAATCCTTCGGCGGCTTCGGCTTTATTCCAAAGCCCTTTCAGCTTGTACCATGCCGTCATTATTTTTTCTATTCCGGAAAGGAGTAAATCCTCTGCACCGAGCCATGCTAATTTTACATCTGCCAAAAATCCGTTCCATACGGCTTTTACAAATTTTACGGTATAGTCCCAAAGATTACCCCAGCCTTCTATTTTTGAGCATAAATAAACAATGAGGGCTATCAATGCCGCAATACCTGCAATAATCCATATTACTGGATTTGCCCAAATTGAGCTGTTTAGTATCCACATTGCTCCGGCGGCGAGTACCAATGCACCGGCAAAAGCAGTAAATACGGGAATAAGCCAGCCTACATTTTTATTAAGCCAATCGAGAGCGGGATTAAGCACTTCAAACAATCGCAGTAATGGCGGAATAATCGCATCGCCTATTTTTGAAAGTACAATTTCCAAACGATTAGCAAACAGTTCTTTCATCTTTCCGAAATCGCCTTGTGCATTTCTAAGGGCATCGTCCAAATTGAATTTGGAGCTGTCGAAAGCATCAAAAGTTTTAATCACATCATCGGCACCTGTTTTTACTTTATCCAATGCCCCTCTCAATCCCTCGGGCCCTCCTATTTTGTTAATGGCTTCCGTAATCTGTTTATCGTTCATCCCCTTGAATTTGCCGGCAATATCTTTCAGAATATCGTCCGCCTGTCGCATACTGCCCTCTTTGTCGAAAACATCTATATTCAATACTTTTTTGAATTTGTCTGCCTGCTGCCCTAAACCTTGAAAGAATGTTTTAGCCATATTTGCCCCTACATCTGAGTTTTTAGCTACGGAAGTGAACATTGCAAAAACCTTATTGGCGGTGTCCACGCCTTGCCCTGCCGAGCTTGCAGCGCCTGCATATTCTGTTTGCACTTTTGCCAGCTCATCATAAGTGGTAATCCCTGTTTGTACGGTTTTGGCGTTGCTTTCCAATAGTTTGTCTATGTCGTTTACCCCCAGTCCGAAGGCTTTCATCGCTTTGGTGGTGGAGTTCATAGAGTCGTTGAGGTCTGCACCGGTAGCGACGGAGTATTTTGCCACTTTTTTGAATATTGCAATGGCATCATCGCCGTACACTCCCGTCGCGGATTGCAGGTCGTACATTGCCGTAGTACTGGCTGAAAGATTGGTGCCTACCTCAAATGCGGCATCTCGTATTTTGTTGCGGTAGTCGTCCAGCTCTCCTTTGGATTTGTCTAAGTTGAGCTGGCGTATAGGCAGAAAGGCATCGTTAAACTTTTCGGCGGCTTGAACGCTCTTTACACCCAATGCACCCAAAGCGGCAGCACCTGCGGCAATCCCCACCATTAATCCTTTTTTGAGTGTATCGGTGGACATTCCCAGCTTGCTGCTTACTTTATCGGAGAGGGTGTTCAGCCTTTTCTGCATTCTGCTTTGAAAGCCCGCAAGTTTGCCTTCCAATTTACCCAGCTTTGCACTGAGCTTATCGGCAAGGTCTATCAGTAATGTGAGTTTTGCTTGTTGTGCCATATTTTTTTGTTTTTATTTTAATTTTTTGTTTACCTTTGCAGTGTCGGAGTTTATAGAGACCTTTAAGATGGATGCTTGCACGACAAAAGGAAGTGCGTCTTACCTATACCCCCTCTGGTTTACATGGGCGGTTTCTATAAATTCTTTCCTTTATTTCTTATTATTATACCTTGTCTTAATTCATCTTCTACAATTTTATTGTTGTACCAAGTTTTAACTTCTAATCCATAGTGTTTGTCAAATTCACAGTCTATAATTAGCATTTTATCTTTATAAAATTTGATGTAACGCGATTGATAAACACCGTTTTTGTACTCTCTTAACCACACCTCATCGGGATTTTTAAGTACTTCGTTAATGTGTGGAAACAACAGATGCCTTTGTTCATTTTCTCCCAAATATTTCCCTTTTGTATGGGTGGTAAATGTTTTTTCTTTCATAAACAGCTTGCGCCCTAAGTAGTCCTCAAATCCTGCATAGTTTTCGTCTTTTACTTTTTTGAATAGTTCGTGTACATTTTCCGGCGTAATGGTTTTATCAAGCTCAATGTTCTTTAAGGTGTCTTTAAATTCGCTCCATTTTTCCAATCCGTACTTATCAAACGACATTTGGTTAATCTTTTCCGGATAACCTTTAATATCTCTGTAGAACTGTTTATTGGTAAATACCTGTTTTAGGTCGCCACGGTTGAGGACAAACTGCGAACCTGCATAGTGCTTGTCGCTTGCCATAAGCATAGATTTGCCTTTGTCCCAAGAGGTAGGCTGTATGCCCCCGCTGTGGGGTATCATTTCGCAACGGCAACCATAGCCATTCGGCGGCCAAATAGCTTTATCGCCAGGGGATAAAATATCAAATACTTTTCTGTCCAAAATCTGATGTGCAGCACGCACTTTACTGTCGCCCATGGTTTGGTATTCGTAGAAGCGTGTACCGCCGTTTTTGGCATCTTGCATAGCACGCACATAGGCAGAAGCATTTTGCCCCGTAGCAACAGCAAGGTTGTATTCGGTTCTGAGCCAGTTTTTGTTCAGTTGGTCATTGTCTTTAAGGCATTGCTGAATAAAATCCGAACGGCTTTTAATAGCTCCCTTTTCGTAGTCAATCAAACGGGAAGCAACGGTGTAATGACGCTCGGCGGTTTTGGAACAAGCGAAGTCAAAGCAATTGTACTCCATCATCTGCATAGTGAGCTTATCGGGGCCGGTATAGGTGTCGTCTGTTCCGAATTTGCTCATCATGGCTTTTGTAAGTGCTACGCCCTCCGCAGCAATTAGTTTCCCGAGAATGCCGAGTATATCGGTCTTGTCGAATACCGCACCGGCTAATTTTGCGGTAAGCTCAATGAGCGTTTGGCTCAGTCCGCTTAAACCGGCTTCCGGCAAATGATGAGGACAGCAGTTCTCGGGGTATCGTTCAAACATAGCTGCGGCATTGGGTTTATTCTTTTTTTTTTCGGGTTCTTCATTGCCTTGCTTTCTGTTCCCCTCAAAAGGAATATTAAAAGTTTTGGAAATCCATTCCTGCTCTACCGGAAACCCTTGCATAAGCAGTCCGTTTGTGATATTCCAAAGTTTGTCTATATCTATTTCCTGTTCGGCGGTTTTGAATTCAAAAACATCATCATCTCCTATTTTGTAGCCCTGTATTTTAAGTAGAGGCAGCAGTTGGTCATTGACCATAAATGTTACGCTCCGTTTGTCCGAAGCAGCTATTTTTTCGTTCAAACCGCGTTCGTGTACTTCTGTTTGACTTCTGTTGCTTCCTTGATCGGACAGCATAGTAGAGCCTACCAGCTGTTTGCTTATTTCATCGGTATTCAGCTGGATAAATTCAGAATACACACGGAATACATCTGTGCGGTTGGCTTCGTGTATTTGTATTTCCGTGCCTTGCGGAAATGTTCCCACGCTTGCCTCTCCAATACCTATGAGCATGTCATGCACATCATTGATGGCTTTGGCATCTCGGGAATTGGTAGTTGCCGTGATGAGCGGAATACCGAAGCGTTCGCAAAACTCCGCCCAAGACTGGGCAACATTTCTTTTCCATATAATGGCAGGAATGATATTGTTAATAAGTCCCAAATCGCTTGTTCTTCCGATAGGCAAAAGCCAAGCGGCTAATTTCGGTGCAGAAAAATCAATAAATGTGTTGTAGTCCGAAAGGTCGGGAATAATTCTGTTTTGAGTAGGTACCAAATGGCGCTGCGGAATTTCCGAGAAATCTATTTTTTCGGCGTTAAATGCACGGAACTCCACGAGCTTGAAGCCTCGGATAATTTGCCACAATGCTTTTTCCAAGAGATTAAAAAACCATTGCTGCTGAAAAACAAAAGTCAGTTCCTCGTTTTCCTCTCCCGTTCTGCGGTTGATGATGTGAAAATCCGTGTTAAGCGTTGCGGTGATTCTTAGCTGTATTTGAGACTGCAGGTGTCCGTCCGTCAGCAAATCGTCCACCAAATCGTGGTAATCTTGGAAGCGAGGATTTTCCAGAAGCTGTGTCATTTGTATGGCTTTCCGCCATTTGTCTATATCTTTCCTACTTTTGTCCTTAAAGGATTCCACGACTTGGATAACCTTTGGGTTAATCTTTCCTTGTGCTTTTTTTTCGGCGTAAGGTAAAAATAAGCCGTTAGAATGTCTTTTATATGTTTCTGATGTATTCATATTGTCGTTTTGTAATCATTGCTTAAAATTGAATTTAAAGGCTGTTTAAAGATTATTTGCTACCATCTCTGATTGTTGGATTGGTACTTGCTCGTTATTTTTATACCGGAAATATCTTCTCCATCGTTACCGATTATTTTAGGCAAATCGGCAACAGCATCGCCAGCAGCGACCATTTTAAGCCAATCGAGGGCGTCTTGATAGCGTTGCGAGCGTATTTCGGGCATTTTGTCCGGAATGACGGAGGTATATAGATGGTAAAGCGTGCAATCAATGACTAGCATTACAATATGGGCGTTGCGTTCCGCACCCGAAGCCTCAAATATCTTTTGAGTATCATATCTTCCTGTAAGGTAATTTTTTACCTGTGTGATAGCCATTTGTTCGGCAGCACTCAGCTTGGCATCGGTATAATTCTCAAGCAAAATGTTTTTTATCTCATTTCTTACGAGTGTACTGTAATCGTCTGTGGTAATGAATTGCATAAATTAAAATCTGTTTTTGTTTTTTCTAATCCACTCGGTACGGCTCATTGTGAGGGCGGGCAAAGTGTTTTTAATGGCTAAACGGTTGAGCTTTGCAATGGCACTTTGTAGAGCATCGGGGGCGTCATCGTGTGCGCCGCTTCCTTTCTGAAATGCCAAAAGCTGGTCAATCAAATTTTGAAATTCCCCTGTTTTTTCCTTTGCTTTGTTGAAATAAACATTTTCTCTTTCAAAATACCCTGCCATGCTTTCTATACGGTCAAACTTATTACCCTTGCTCTCTGTATCTGCTATAATAGGCAGGTAAAAGCCCATAGTATCGCCTACTAAATCAAAATCACTCACAAATAAATCTTGTGCAAAATTCCCTTCAATGAAGTACTGAATGTTATATTGCAGCAAATGATTATCCCTCGCTTTTTCGTACAGCCAAAGGGCGACATTATGCCTTGATGTTTGTGCAATAAAGGCATCTAAAACATGGAACTCTCTGCCTGTTTTTCCGACCAATATTAAAGCCTTATAGTCCCCCGCATCTTTGTAGGATAAGTCTCCGTAAAAGACAAGGGCATCATATTGTTCCAAAGGCAATGCTTCTTTCCAAAGAATTTGCTCGTTCTTGAATATTGCACCTTCTTCTATATGTACATGCATATATTCTCGCATAAATGAGCGATAGGGCTTTTCTATGAATTTTCGTTTCCAATAATTTGCGTTGGTTTTTTCAGGCCAGTTAGGCTCAAAACTTGTTAAATCCTTTACGGCAGGGACGGAAATCGTAAAATAGAAAGAGGGCAAATCTTGTTTTTTCAGATTTTCATTCAGCGTAACAAAATGGTTTTTTAGCTGATTGATAAGCGTATTCTTATGGAAATTATTATTGGCACAAACAAATCTTTGGCGTGGAGAGCCTTCGTCAAATGTACTCACTAAGTCCTCCCATACATAATCAAACAATTCCTTGCTCAATCTTTCGTTGCGAACTCTTTTGCGGGTATCCACATCATCTACGACAATATAGTCCGGGCGTTCTGCTTCTTCTCTGAATCCACGGGGAGACTGCTCGCAACCAATGGCTATAAATTTTGCACCGTCTTTTGTTTTGAAATCGCCGTCTGCCCAATCGCCTTGTTGAAATTTATTGCCATAGAAATACAAAAAACGCTGATTGTGCGTAAGCTGGCTTTGAATATCTCTAATCAATTTTTTTGCTTTGGGTTCTGTTTGCCCTACCAACAGCATAAATTTCAACTGCCCCGTAACATAAAGATAAAGCGGAATGCCCAAGTCCAAATGTACCGATTTGGCCCCCGAGCGGTAAATTTCGGCTAATAAGTAACAGATTGGATTTTCAATCAATATCTTAGCCATTTCTATGTGAAACCACGCACACGGCTTTTTGGCGTACTGAGGAAAAAGCTCACTGAACCAGCGGGCATAGTCTTCTTCCAAGAACAAACGATATTCACGGCGTTCCTGCGGTGTTTTATGCCGATAACTGAGCTTTGTCTTTTTTTCCAGCTGTTTGCAATGGTCTTCGTAACCATCAATTAATTTCTGAAGCTGCCTGCTAATAATTTCACTCATTCCCTTTCTGCTTTATAGATTAAAAATAGTTTGTGAAAATGGACAAACTGCAATGCTAATTCGGGATCTTGGTCTGACATCCAATTATCAAATTCTTTGAAAACAGAATAAACGACTTGCGTGTTTACTTTGTCGCTGAAGCCTTCTATTACTTTATAAATGGTGGCTAAATCCTTAACATTAATAGAAGACTCCGAGCCTTCGGCTACTTTTCTGAGCTCGTCCATAAGCACCTGCCGTATATTTGCCGGTGCGGTGATAAACTCTTGGCGTTTTTCGTCCCAAGTTTTGCCGTCTCTGCTTGTATCGTTTCGCCATTTGGATATGGTTTGCTCTGTTACCGGATATGTATTAGATAATGCCTTTGCGGATAATCCTGTTTCTACAAATAGTCTTTCGCAGATTTCCCTAAGATCTGATTTGGCTCTTTTCTTTGTTTGTATCTGTTGTGCTGCCATAAATAAGTTTTTGGTGGCAAAAATGATTATACAAAGCGAGTTTGCATAAAAAAGTGGCAACCCTTACCAAAGATTTTTAAGGGCTGAAATTCCCAGTGTAAGTTTGCCCAAAATAAATCAAATATTATGATTTTCAGCACGGATAAAAACGAACTAAAATGCTACGGGAGAATCTTCCCCGGAGACGGCGTGAGCTTTATGTATTACTTTGAGAATTTACAAAAGACATACAATGAAATCACTATCCGTTTGCATACCTATGGCGGTTCGGTGATTGACGGTAACTTGATATTCAATGCCATCAATCAATCGCCCTCAAAAGTGAAAATCATTGTGGACGGATTAGCGGCTTCCATGGGGGCTATCATACTCACGGCAACTACTGATGTAGCCATTGCTGAAAACGGATATATAATGGTTCACGCACCGTCTGGCTATGCAGAAGGTACGGCAGCCGATTTGAAAGGTCTTGCTAAGCTCTTAGAAGCCATGGAAGCTAATTTTATTGCCAAACTGGTACAACGAACTGCCAAGCCTCAAAAGGAAATACAAAACCTAATGCAGGGCGATAATTGGTTTGATGCTGACGAGGCATTGAAAATGGGGCTGGTAAGCGAGATTATCCCGAGCAACAATACCACGCTGATACCTATTGAAGAACCTACCGCACTCGGAGAGTTGGAAGTATTCAACGCCTATGCCTCGCTGATGATAAGCGGAGATACAACAGAAATTAATCAATTAAATACCGATACAAATATGAAACAACTACTCATTACCGCTTTTTCGTTAGCGGTGGTAACTGCCGAAAGTTCTGACACGGCAGTACTGGAAGCCTTGAAAGGCAAATTTAAGGAATTGGAAGACGAAAAAGACAAAGCCATAAAAGACAAAGCAGATGCAGAGGCAAGTCTGAGTACTTTCAAAGAAGAACAAATCAATGCTGTCATTGAGGCACACGCCAAAACCTTTTCTTTGACCGATGAGAAAAAAGACATTTTCCGCAAAATCGGCAAAACTTCGGGCGTTGATGCCTTGATGGCTGTATTGGACAACCAACCCCAAGCCTCGCCGAATATTAGCGAGATAATTCAAAAAGGGAAATCCGATGCTGCCCGTGCCTCATGGACTTGGGACGAATGGCAAAGCAAAGACCCGAGAGGACTGGAGGCATTAGCCGTAAGCGACAAAGAAACTTATCAAAAATTGTTTAACGAAAAATACAAAAAATAATGGCAGGACTAAATCAACAAATTTGGACAGATGTACTCGTGCAAGCATTCAGAGCCACAGAAGAGGCATCATTTTTAGCCGAAATACCGGACGAAAGCCGTTTTGTTTCCGCTACGAGAGGCGACAACGAAATTATTCATTTGGTAGATGTAGGTGCAGACCCCGAGGTACTTATTAATAACTCCACTTACCCTATTGGATTTTCACAACAAACAGATACTGATATTCCTATCCAGCTGGACAGCTATAAAACAAAGGCTACTAAGGTAACGGATGACGAAATTCAGTATATCGCCTACGACAAAATCAAACTGGTGCAAGAGAAACACAAAAATGCCATTATGCGCGTGAAGCACAACAAGGCATTGCATGCACTTACCCCGCAAAGCAATAAGGCAAAAACGCCTATTCTTACCACTACCGGCGAAGATGACGGTGCAGGACGCAAGAAACTTACTTTGAAGGATATTTTGAAACTCAAAAGAGCTTTTGACAATCAAAAAATCCCTGCGGATAATAGAGTGCTGGTATTGTGTTCAGACCATTACAACGATTTGCTGGATGATGCCATAGGCAAAACAGCGTTCAACGGTCAATTCTCCGACGAAGTAGGAGGTCTTCTAAATGCCAGACTATACGGCTTTAAAGTGTATTGGTATGTAGATGCGCCATACATTACGGTATCGTCTCTTACCAAAAAATCATTCGGAGCCGTACCTGCTGCCGGAGACTTCCAAGCCTCTGTGGCATTCTATGCACCGGATATGTTCCGTGCAAGTGGAATGACGAAAAACTATGCCGACGAACCCGGAACACAACAACAGGCTTGGTTCTACAATGTACGCCACAACTACATTGTGTTACCGAGAAAAGAGAGAGCTATTGCCGCTATTGTATCTGCTTCTGCTTAACCTTTAAATCTTGAAAAATGACCATAGAAGATAAACAAAAAGCAGTACAAATCTTTGAGGAACATCCGCAGCTTTCAAAACTGTGGATGAACCCCAAAGGGGAGTTTTTTACTTCTGAAGATTTGGCAAAAAACAGCCTTGGAAAAGGCGAAACGCTGGAGTGTATCGACCGAGTATTAGAGGTGGAAAGCCCTGCAACAGAGCAAGAGCTTACGGTAGATGAAAACATTGGACAAATAGAAGCAGAGAAAGCGGTTTCCCAAGTGGAGCAAATGCTTATAGATGAACAAAAAGGTAAAAATAGAGCGGCAATAAAAAAAGCTGCCGAAAAAAAGATTAGCAAACTCAAAAAATTAAACGACGATGAGTAACCTGAAAGGTGTAAACATACAAAAAGGCAAAATAGGCATTAACCGCTTGGCAGGCAATGATGCCGTAAGCGGACTGATTATTTCCGCAATAGCCGCATCCGCTTTGTCTTTGGATAAACCGACAACGGCGTACAATATGAAAGATGTGGAGGCCTTAGGCATTACGCCTGATTTTGACACGGATAACAGTCTGAATGTTTACCGCCATTGTTCGGAGTTTTACCGTATGGCAGGGGAAGGAATACCGCTGCACCTAATGCTTGTAGCACAGGCTACACCTATGACGGATATTGCCGAAACAAAAGCCAAAACCTTATTGGCACACGCAAGAGGGGAAATTCGCCAATTAGCCATTGCCGTCAATCCGGCAGAAGCACCCAATGCTATGCTGAACGGCTTACCTACGGATGTGTATAATGCAATTGCAAAGGCTCAAGGGCTTTACAATTGGACTTATGACAACCATATGCCTTGCCAAATCTTTTTAGAGGGGCACCACTACGGCGGGCAGGCTTCCAGTGCGGCAAATCTTAGAGATATTGAAAACTTGCAGGCAGACAAAGTAACGGTAGTCATTGGGCAAGATTGGCTTTATGCCGAAAGCCTTATAGGAGAGCGGAAAAAATTTGCAGATGTAGGAACGGTATTAGGCGTTTGTTCAAGAGCAAAGGTATACGAAAACATTGGCGACAATGGTCAATTCAACCTTACAGATGCCATTCGTAAAGTTTGGATAGAACCGGGACTTTCTTCCCACCAAACGAATACGGAGGCATATAGCGACCTTCAAACCTTGGAAACCAAAGGTTATGTATTCGGGGTTACTTATGCCGGACTGGCAGGCGTACGCTGGAACAACGACCATACTTGTACGCCTGTGATTGTAGATGCTGACAATACCATGAACGAACACACCATTGCCTACGGGCGTGTAGCGGATAAAGCGGTAAGGGAACTGCGGAGGGCATATCTGCCGAAAGTAAAAACCACTTGGCAGGTAGATAAGAAAACAGGGAAACTCAGCAAAGGAACGCTAGTAGCCCTCGAAGATGTGGGCGATAAAGTTTTTGAAGATATGATTTTGCGGGGCGAAATCACCTACGGAAAAACTTATATAGATGCCGACAGCGACCTTTTGGTGGAGCGTATTCTCAAAGTGAATTATAAGATAGTGCCTAAGGGCGTTATCGGGGAAATCAACGGAACATTAAACCTTAAAACAAGAGACTAATGTCAAGAATAAACAGAAACGGAAAAGCCTACGATAGTGCCGATGTTACCGTACAAATCAACGGCGTGCCCATAGAAGTGAAATCTATGGAATATGGCAACGAGCAAGAACACCAACTCAATCATACGCTGGGGGCAAGAGCGACCAGCTGGAGCCGTGGTAAAATTACGCCCAGTGCCTCAATGACTTTGCTGATGGTAGATGTCGTGGCATTGGAAACCGCATCAGGCGGAGACTTGCTCAGCATAGAACCGTTTACCATTACGGTGGAATTTGCCAACGAGTATAATGTAGTCATTGTCGATAAAATCGTGGCAAAATTCAAAAAAGAAGGCAGAAGCGTAACGGGCGATATGGGACTGGAGTATCAGTATGAGCTATTTGCCTTAGATGTACAGCTAAATGTTGCCGCAAGTGTTTAAATAACCCTTAAAGATAATTTAAAATGAAAAAAGAAAATACAAACATTGAAACCGTAGCCGAAGATGTGAAAACGGCTCTAAAATCCGAATATGGCGATAAACTGAAATCTTTATTGCTGCCCAAAGACGACTTATGCGAACAGCACAAAGAAGTCTTGGCGGTAGTTCCGAGCCGTTCTATCGTTTCTCAATATTTGCGATTTGCAAAGGAGAATCCGAACAAAGCACAGGAGATTTTGATTAAAAACTGCCTATTGACTTCTAAAGAGGAAGTATTGGCAGATGACGGAATGTTCTATGCAGCCGTAGGATTATTGGCAGAATTGATACCGGTAAGAGAGGGAAAGTTCGGGAGGCTTTAGACGCCTGCCCGGGACTGAATTACGACAAAGACAGTGATGTATTTCTAAAGGCGGATGCCCTAATGAGTTTTTATTTGGGCATTCCCTTTCCGGAACAATTACCCGATGATATTTGGGTAATGAAACTGGCACAAATCACTTGGCTGGCAGAGCAAGGACTACTCAATACGAAATTTGAAAAGAATGAATAATAGAACAGTAATAGTTATAGACTTGGCGGCACGTTATGCGGCGGCTTTTGGGATGATGGCAATAGGGAGAAACATTAATACCGCTGTGGTAGATAGAGAACAGCCGGATTACGGCATTAAGCTGTACGGAAAGTTAGACGCTGATGTTGAAAAAATAGAATTTAAGCACGGAAGTCAAACACTAACCTTTTCCGGTATGCTTACCGAAACTTCGGGCGTGTTTGCCCCACCTTTGATGATAGATTTCAGTAAAGAGAAAAACCTTGTAGAAACCGAAGTAAACGGAGCGGATAACATTATTGTAGAACGCTGGGGTACCAAAGAATGGCAGCTTGACATCAAGGGACTTTTGATTGATATGGAAAATAAAGTTTACCCTCAAAACAAAATAGACGCACTACACCGCTTTTTTGAAATTAACGATACCATTGAAGTAACAGGCGTGCAGTTTGAGGATAAGCAAATAGACCACATATACTTTAAAGACTTGAAGATAACGCCGCTTGAAGGTTTTCAGGATACCGTGCAGTTCACGCTTTCGGCATCGTCTATTCAGTCGCCATTGTTTAATGTTCTAAAGCCTTAAAAATGTATTTGAATATTTCTGTTAGAATAACCATTGGAGAGCGTTTGGAACTGAACACCGTAAAAAGTGTTGAAATCCAAAGCACACTGGAAAAGATAAGCAACAAAGCTACCGTAGAACTGCCGAGAGAGTTTAAGGACGCCAAAGGGAAACGCCTGCTGGACTATATAAAAACAGGCGACACCATTCGCATAGAATTGGGCTATAACGGAGAGTTGAAAACGGAGTTTGAAGGGTATATCGCACACATAGGTGCCGAAATTCCTACCGTACTGGAATGTGAAGACGAAATGTATAAGCTCAAACGAACCAAAAAGTTTAACCACACTTTTGCCAATACGAAACTTAAAGAAGTGCTGCAGTTCATTGCCCCCGGTTATGAAATAGACTGTGTGGATATGAGCTTGGGCAAATTTATGATAGAAAATTGCACTGCTTTTGAAGTGCTGGAGGATTTGAAAAAATACGGTATTCGGTGCAATTTTTATGGGAAAAAACTGCACGCAGGTATGATGGTAGATTTCAAAACACCGGATAAACACAAGTTTGTTTTTGGGAAAAACATCCGAAAAAGCTCAGACCTAAAGTATGTAACAAAGGATAAAAAAGAGTGTAAAATAACGGCTATATCAATACAGGCAGGGACTTCCAAAAAAGTTACTTATGAGTTCGGAACGCCTGTCAATGGTGAAAGGACATTGCACATGCCTTTGAATTTGAGTAAAAACGAGCTGAAAGAACAAGCGGAAAAATATTATCACAGTGTTGTTTTTGACGGTTACGATGGCACATTGGACGGCTGGTGCATACCAAGGACAAAGCCCGGCGATACGCTGCAGCTGATAGATCCGCAATATCCGGACGAAAAACGAGACGGCAATTTTCTCATCGAGAGCGTAACGATTAAAGCCAATGCAAACGACGGCATTAAGCGAGAAAATAAAATATCTATGAAGCTATGAGCGAAGCATTGAAACAAGCCATCGGACTGTTTTCGGATAAGGGCTTAAAAGTAAGCATAGGGAAAGTAACCGCACTAAGCGGAAATACCTGCACCGTAGAGCGGGAGAATTTACCGCCTTTGCTGGATGTTCGTTTGCAGGCTTTGAAAGGAGATTTTTCAAATCATCTCTTGATTAAGCCAAAACTTAATTCACAAGTCGTATGCCTGAGTGTGGATGGGGAAACCGCAGAAACCTGTATTGTTCAATACACCGAAATTGAAAGTGTGGAAATGAGTATAGGAGGTGCGGTTCTGAAAGTAGAAAATGGAAAGTTGCAAATCAAAAATAGCGCAGCCGACTTGAAAGAACTACTTACGGAACTATTAGCGGAGTTGAAGACGGCGATAATTCAAACACCGTCCGGAATAGGTAAGTTTTCGCCTAATAACAAATTGAAATTTGAAGAATTAAAGAATAAAACAACACAATTATTGGAGTAATGGCACTAAATAAACAAGCACTAAAACAAGGTATAGTAGCTCTGCAACAAGAGATGATGCAAAAGACCGAAGCAGATTATAATTATTACGCCGAACGATTGGCAACATTGATAGATGCTTTTGTAAAAAGCGGAATGGTAACGGTACAGGCAGGCATACCGGTAAGTACGGCAGGCAGCCCAACGGCACAAACAGGAGCAACGACAAGTACAGGAACAGGAACAATAAGCTAAGCCGTTAGCACGGCAGGCAATTATTAAAATAATGGAAAAGCGTAAGGACATATTAGTAGATGATAGCAACGAATTGGAATTTATCAATGGGGATTTTGCGGTCGGAAACAGCGATATACAGCACATTGACCATATCATAATAGCCCAAAAAGGGGAATATAAACAAACGCCGCAAATGGGTTTAGGAGTAATCAATTATCTAAAATCTAATACCGACAAATCCAAATTTCAGCGTGATGTAAGAATACAGCTGAATTATGACGGCTACGAAAATCCAAACATTGATCTTTCCGAAGGCTTTGAACGCTTAAAGATTGAAATATGAAAAAGATAGTACTACATAACCAGTCCTTATTAGACTTCTGTCTGCAACACACGGGGAGCATTGCCGGTGTGTTTGAACTGGCACAGGCTAA